GGGGTTAGTAGTAGCTCGCATATAGACTGGTAGATCAGGTGCTGTACTACGCAAACGAGATCGCATGTAGTCCCACGCAAATGGCGTATGCCACTGTGTCAATTCGTCGAATCCAATCCAACTAAATGCCTGTCCTTGGTAACGTAATACGTCATCGTCCCTGTCGAGATATGAGAACCATAGCCTAGCTCCACTAGGAGCAGTCCATTGCATCTTACGCTCTGACCATTTAATACCGGGCCAGATCTTCGGATACATCTCCTGAGACTTCCAAACGAGTTCTCTTAGTTCCTCATTCGTATGTCGTAGTAGCAGTCCACTGAAAGAGGGATGACCCATAAATCGTAACGGGTCAGCCAACATTGCATAAGACTTACCACCGCCTGCGGCACCTCCATACAGAACCTCCCGTTCCCCTGCGGCCAAGAACTCTGTCTGTGGACCAGCATTTGGTTTAAATATTACGTTGTGTTCTTCTTCAGGACGTATCGGCTCAAACTCATCTGGAGCTTGGGGATCTTCCTTCACTTCAATGTTAGGTAGCGGTTGACTCTTCTTCGTGCTCTTCGTTGACGATGCGCGACTTCCTTGCGCCGAGACGCGACCTTTCGAGGGTTTCCGCTTTGGAGATTGCCGCTTCGTACCTTCTGGCCCATTCACGGAGAGTTGCACTTCGTCTTTTGTGGGATTGCTCACTATCTATTCGCTTCTTTAAACCCATGTGAGAAATGCTACGGCCTGTCTGTTTAGTTAGCCAGTTAGCAACTTCTCTGTAGCTGTATTGCTTTAAGTAGTCTTTTGCTTTCTCTAGTGCTCTTAGTTCCCTAGGCACTGGTAATAACATATCGTTATCATCAGGGTCTTCCTTATAACCAAATGGAATAGTACGTGCTATTCTTGGAATACTAAGAAAGTCCTCATCTGCGATTGTATTCTCTGGCTGAGGAAGTATCCATTTACCTGTGGATCTATTCGTCGTCATGTTCTTCAGGGCGTTTAGGTGGGAGAATCATTACACCACCAGAGGATTCTACTTGGATCTTTTCAGACTTGATGATACCAACACGATCCATTACTTCTTTAGCCGCTTGCATCTTTTCTTTGATACCTAGTTCAGTAGGGTCATGTAGTGCACCTACCATTGCCATTGCCGCACGTGGGGCTGACTGTGCTAGGTACATATTGGTTCGCTCTAAGATTTCATCTTTCAGTGATTCAACAATACCAGCAGTATGCTGTGTAGGCGAATAGCCTGCTAACTTCTTAGCTTCCACCATACTACCACGTGCTTCTTCAAATAGCACGTCTAGAAACTTCTGTTGCTTCTCTGTGAGTTGGCGTTTACCGGCCATCTTACTTTACCTTCCTGTGTGGTTTTACTTTCTGCGCTACCTTCCTAGGCTGTGCGGAAAATTGTTTGCCTGCGGCTTTCGCTTTCCGCTTGGCTCTCGTAGTAGCCGCATACTCGCTCGCCGAAAGACTTGTAATTGCTTTCGCCGGGAGATATCGCTCCCCTGTAGCTTTGGGGCCTTGAGTAGAGGGCTTCCCACTTTTGGTACGCCAATTCTGTTTTGTCCAAGCCTTTAAAGACTTCTGAGGTGCTTTCACGATTTGTATCCGCCACCCTTTGCTTTGTATTGCTTTGCGAGCATTTGAGCTTTTCTAGCTGACCACTGACCGGGGGCACCACCCTTTCCGCCTGCTTTAATACGGTTGAAAATTCCTTCGCGCATACCGGGCTGTGTGTAGTTACCTGCGGCATTGACTGTGCTCCCGCCCTTCGCCATGTTCACGGAATTGTACGGACCACTCTTCGCCATGCCACCACCCATCATATGCTTCTTGATTTCTTTAGGTGACTTGCCCGCCTTCTTCATTGAGATTGCGACAGCGGCTCTTTGCTTAGGGTTTTTGTAAGGCATAGTTTATCCGTTAGGTAGGAACACTTCTTCAACAGTAACAATAGTACCGATGTCCGGATCGTGACCGCCTTGTGTAGCAGACGCTGTAACCTTCAACGTATCCCCTGTCTCAAGTACTAAGAACGCACTGCTCAATTGGATGAATTCACCAGTAGCCAAATTCTTACCACCTAAAATTACTGTATTAGATGCCTCTGAAACATCGTACCACTCAATCAAAATATCGGATGCGTTAACGGTGCCATTAGATACGAACACAAGCGACATGTACGATACGGTATTAGGAGGACATGTATATGCAGTAAATGCAACATCATCCGTTGTAGCGTGTACGCCGTAGCTTTTGAATCGACTGGGGCGGGTGACGTTTAACGCCATGTATTAGCCACCCATCCGCAAACGCTTAGAACGCTGTGCTGGTGTTTCAACTGTAGCGGTAGATGCCTGTACAGACTGAGGCTGTCCCATTGGGGGACCAACAACCCTAGACAAATGGTCAGTTACCTGTCCACCTGTTGCGTAGTTATGCTGATAAGATTTACCACCACGCCCACGGGCCATGCCACCGTCTTTCATATCTGGCCGACCTTCTTTTTTCTGCATTTCTTGAAGGCCACGCTGTACAATACGAGACTTTAACTCTGTTGGATTAGATGTTCCATACTTTTCAACTAACCTTGCTGATGGCAATTCACTATCTGCGTCTACAAACTCACGCTCATACATCTCAGGAAGATCTGGCTTTTCTGATGGAGCACCCATGTATTTTTTCATGCCCGGCATTATTTATTCCCCTGTGATGATTTCTGTGTTGGCTTCATAGAAGCACCGCAGTTAACTCGCTGTGGCATACCACCAGAACTATATTTAGATACTGCGCCACCGCGATTTTTGAGAAGTGTTCCAGCCTTGCCTGCTTCACTTTCACGGTACTTTTTACGGTCTTCTGGAGACATTGAGGTGATGCGCTTGTTGTGTGCTCGTAACGCTTCTCTTCTAGCATTTTCTTTTCTGGCTGTTTCTTTTCTAGCCTCTACACCTGCCTTATCTGTGGCACGAGCTTTTTCCATTGCCGCTTTTTTCTTTGCTTCATCCGTTACTTTATTTTCAGGTTTAGGTGTAGGCTTAGGTGTAGGCTTAGGTGTAGGCTTAGGTGTAGGCTTAGGTGTAGGCTTAGGTTTTGACTCAGCTTTAGGTGCGGGCTTAGCTTCCTCTTTTGCTTTACGCTCAGCATCCAGCTTCTTCACAAATTCATCACGACGACCTGCGGGTACAACATCTGATCCTGCGCCTACTTCATCGGCGGCTAATAGTGCGCCAACACCAGTCATGCCTTTGGCAACCTTACCTACACGTGATGCTATCTTAGCCACTGAATCAGCTTTGCTTGTCGCATCCTTGATCATCTTATCAACGCCGCTTTTAGTTACTTTAGCGCGTTTGTCAGTGGTCTTCAGCTTAGCATCTTTCTTATTCTGGGCATCTTGCTCTGGGGACACCATCATTTTCTTAACACGCTTAGGGATATCATCGCCGGGCTTCTTAGGCAAAGACGTAGTCCCTTTAGGCAACATCATGTCACGCACAGCTTTAGGGATATTCTTAGCGGCATCTGTTGACTTCTGGGCGAGTCCCTGTAAAGACTTACGGATCATGTCGCCTGTAGGACCTTTAGCTTTGGCCTGACCAAGCGCGTTGTTGTACATGACGGAACCGTATTTATCCCTAGCGGCTGACGTGCCATTCTTAGCGGCATAGCGCATAATTGATACAGCTACTGAAGGTGACATAGATTAACTCCGTGGGTTTTTCTTGCCAGCAGTCTTGGTACGAGCTACTGAACGATTGATTGATTTAGGTGCTACACCTAGACGGGTATTGTTGAGTGGGTTGCCAGTTAGATGTGTTACATCTTTACCATCACCCTTCTTTACTAATCCTGCTTTAGCCATCTTCGTACGTGCGGCATTACGGGATGCTCTACGCTTCTTCTGTACTTCAGTACCTTGGTAGTTGGCATACTCTTTTTTATAGTTACGTGTCTTAGCTACCATTACGAACGCGACTTCTTATGTGTTCCCGGTACGGATGCACCACAGTTAGCGTAGCCACCCTTACTAAAAGATCCCATCTTTTCTTGGACCTTCTTCTCAAACTTTTTGCGGTCTTTTTCTTTAGTCTTAGCAAGTATTTTATTGACAGCCCTTAACTCTTCTTTCTTTTCTTCACTAAGCAAGTTCGTCAAAAACTCTATTTCACCTTCCCTCTCTTTCTTTGTCTTAGGCTTTCTATTTTCCTTGACATCCTGAGTAGACTTAAAAGCACCTACTCTTTTCTTCTTTTTCATTGAAGGTGGAAGTTTTTTGAGATCTACATCTTTTTTAGTTGCCATTACCATTTCACCTTATGCGACCAGTACTTAGCCGACAGCTTACTGGTGGGTTTACCTTGTGCATTATGACGAGCATAATACGATTTCTTACGTGCTTTATCTTTAGCTGATGTAGGGGCCTTACCCGCACCCTTCACACCCTGCTGACCGAAACGAATGAACTTGTACGTGTCACCCTCTTTAGCCATCACCTTGTGTGACTTCGTTGGGTGGTCAGGATCTCTCTTAGGCTTATTCACGCCCTCAAGACCCTCTTCCTTCATTTTGTTCTTAACTCGTTCAGGTATCGCCACTGTCTTTCCAACCTGCTTCTTTCATGTACTCTTCTACCTGTGACAAAGAAAGCTCGCACTTAAAGCGAGCCTCTAATGCCTCTCGCACAAAGAATACATCTGAGTGCGGTATATGGATACTACTTAGGGGTCTATTATCACGGATACAATCGTAGACTTTCTCTACGAGTCCTTCTGGAGTGTACATAGTTATATCTACAAGGTTACAAATGTCAAGAACTTAAACGACATTTTGTCTGCTGGTAGTGCTTACAGAGTGTAGCACCGGGAGTGTTTGTTGGATTTTAGCACAGATACTTCTGTACTGCAAGTCTTTTATGTGTACATTTATAGTGTACATTTAAATGCTCACTTAAGTGTTTGCGATTTGACTGCCTCTTCATCTTCTTGTTCTTTCTTTTGAGTGCTCTTCTTCTTTTCTAATGTTTCACATTAGTAGTTATATCCACGGATTAAAGTCTGTCAAGTAGTATCTCACCTTATAACTAAAAGAACTAAAAGTATGTTTCTTATAACTTGTAGGACACTTGTGTGTGAGGGCACAACTACTGTGGTTTACACTTCTATTTTTCAGAATTTTGGCAGTGTGTGTATATAGCGTACGGGGTACGGGGGGGTGTCCCATGCCCTCCCTGTGCAAAAA